GATATCTTGGAATTTAAATGCATTAAAATCTGCAATAAAATCACTTGAAGATGAACTTAATGCAAGACATGGAGGTTAACTGATGAGGTCTCAATGACCGAAATGCCGTGAGGCATCTTAACCAATTAAAACCTAGAAACAATGACTAGTAAAATCATCATGATTGATGGAGCCTTCGAAATTTGGGGCTTCTACAACGAGGGAATCTTAGTACGAACTAACAAATTAAGAGTAAGAGCATGGAGGTAGTACTGACGTTCATAAACATCAGCGGAAAGCAGGTCGTTATGAAGAAAAAATTCTCAAACGAGGGTCACTTAAACAATTTTATCAACTATATCACGAATCGTTATAACTACATGTTTGACGAGGCGTGGTACCAAAACTAGAACCTATGAAAACGATATCAATTTTAATAGCAATGATAATCCTAAGCGGTTGCGCTATGGTCAAAGAGACCGAAACATGCACGGGCTATTGGCCTGACAGCATCTTGAACCCTGAGAACGAGGAATTCGTCACTGAGGTGGCGTTCAACTTGGGCATCGAGAATAATGAGGTAACTCAAGAGCAATTTAACGAACGCTATGCAATAATTAATAATTAACTAAAAAAAAAGAAATGGATAATATAACAACATATATCGGTGTTTGCTTAATGATTTTATCATTATCTATGATTATATATGTCACTATTAGCTTAAATACAAAGCCATGATATATCAACTGCAATACATCATTAATGGCTCAAGGAAGCCACAAGTATGGAGTATTTAACATTATTAAAAAATAGAAATTATGAACGAGCGAATGAACAATATCGGCTTCCACAAGACCGATGGATACATCAGAGAGATAACCATCAGAGAGCAATTGAACCGCAACATTAACTTTGTGGGCATCAACGACATCAAGCACCCAATACACGGCATAATTGACGTTGATAGAGACAAGCTACAAGACCTACTTAAGTACACGGAGGGTCAATTGATTAGATTTAAAAAGAGTATGTTTCAACCAAATAAAAAATAGAACTTATGAGAACTTATTATGTATGCGATATTGACAGCTATGGTCAACGCACAGGAACTTATACTACACTACAGCTAAGTGATAACGACATCACTATCAATCGATTTGGATGCGAGACATACAATGGAAAATTCTTATACAATAGCTTGACGCAAGTATTGTATGCTTGTCAAGATTAATTAACCTTTAAAACCCTAGAAACTATGACAACCAACCAACAGCAAATCGTTGATGCATTAGTAAACGAACTCAATAGAATTGAGGCTATGCACAAACCAACTACAACGTTCAATCTAATCAACGTAAATGCATTGAACGATAAGACAAATGAAATCGAAAAGTATTTAGCTAGAAGAGAGGCTGATATGGAGGCATGGGATAAACTAGCGACCGAAGAGGCGATACGTTTAGTGAATCTATTCAAAGCAGACTTGCCTATGGCTTTAGTTCAAAAGTATGGTAGGGACAATGGTCACTCCGATCAGCCCGATGTATTGATTAGACGAGACGATACCCAATCATCGCACCATGAAAGTTGTGTACTCGTAAGGGTAAAAGTCGCTCGTTTAAATGACGTAATAGATTCATTCGGTAACATATACTCACGAGGTGTAAAACTACAATACCAATACAACGGCTCTAATGACCTATTTGATACAATCGAAGAGTTGGTAGCTAAGACAAACTTCCTTGAGCTAGTAAGAGAGAGAGTACTATAAACCTAAAACCTAGAACCTATGAGAGTAATTAGAATCAACACAACAGCGTGGTCAGAAGAGGACTTCTACCTAGTAACAACACTAGACGATGACCAAATTGCTAAGGTCATACAACCAATCGTAAGTGCAGGACGCATATGGGACGACGAGTACTACGACAACGATACCTTACTCCAAGCATTGAAAGACAGATTTCCAATGGAGTATTCAGACATGTACACAGAATTTGACAAACTAACATTTTAAAACCTAGAACCTATGACAATCTTAAAACTTCAATCAGCAGAGACGATTGACCAAAACGGAATCATATACTACTTGACTGGCGAGTATGCCTATGTGGGCAAGATAGAAAGTGGAGACACAAGAGTCTTGCTTGACCAAAGCGATGGTAAGTTATACATGATTGAAATGAATGATAGAAAAATAAATTCACTAATAAACTAGAACCTATGAAAAAATATGCAAGAAAATGTGATGCTACGGGACGTGGTATGAACGAAGGGTGGGTATGGGGTGAGGGTACTTACTACACCTCAACACTTGAATTAACCATGAAAGAACTTAGAGATGACGTAAGAGATGGTGCCTATGATTTTGACGAATTAGGTGCAGAAAAAATGTTACAAATGTCAGACGATGAATTATTATCATATGCATACGACAATGATGTCTTGTACTACACGGAGTGGGAAGAGATTGACGATGACGTGTACTATGACGAGAATGGAAACGAATATGAACTTTAAAACTTAGAACCTATGAAAACTAAAGAAATTAAATTAATACGAAAGTACATTGGCCTACGAGATGATTTAATGGACTACACGATGGTGCATTTTGATGCTATGTCCTACGATATTGACGGATACCTTGACGAGGAGGAAATCGATATTAATGAATTAAAGAATCAAGTCAAGGCATTCGAAATGATGCTCAAGGCTTACAAGCTAATCGACTATACATACGGATAACCAAATTTAAAACCTATAAACTATGAACAAAATTGATCAAATTATAGCATACGAATGTGGTATGCTAGACGGAGCAGGTATGGTGTACCTGTTCGCTGAACTAATAAAAGATGGCTCAGCATGGAGTTTACAAGGCCACTACGGACGGACGGCCAAGCTATTAATCGACCGAGGCATCATCATGCCGAACGGGGACATAGACGAGATGTCTGCAATTGAATGTGGAATTGAAATGTAACTAACCTTTAAAACCCAGAACCTATGACAACCGAACAAGCAAAGCAAGTACTACGCAACGCAGGATATTACGTAGACAATTTATGGAGCATCCGAGATGTAGATGACGACAGCCTAACTGACAAACAAAAGATGTCAGCACTAGACATGGCGTTTAATAACGAGCACATCAACGAAGAGATATTCTACGCTATAGGTGTAGGTATAGAAATAATAACCACTAAACTTAAGTAACCATGTACAGAACAATAAGCCAATTAAACCAAGACGAGCTATTTGAATTATCAGATAGAGAAGAGATGACAATCGAACAATTAAACGAACATTTTATAGCGACATTATTTTCTGATGACGATTTTTTTTGTAACCTTTAAAACTTAGAAACTATGACACAAGAACAAGCCCACGAAATTTTGGTAAGGAATAATATCTTTTGCGGTGGAGATATTCCATTCGATAAAACAACCAATTACATTGGTATGTTGTACGAAACAAATACCCATCGCAGAATTTGGAACGCTGAAGAATTAAAATAATTAACTAACCCTAGAACATATGAAATCTGACAACGGAAATGCACTTGAGGCATTTGAGAAAGTATCAAGAAAACTTCACGCTGAGAAATTTATTAAGACATTAAGTAAGACATTCAATGAATCACAAACTACAAGTCTAATAAAATTACTTTCTGATTACGAGAAATTCCTTAGATTAAATAACGAAATATAAACCTTTAAAACCTAGAAACTATGAACGCACAAGAATTATTAGATAAATTGAATTTATTAATATACAATGGATATAATTTATCAAACATCGAAGTATCTTATAGACAAGACGAAGACAGCGATGTAAATCAAGTGAATAGAATATCAGAAGGTCTATATGACGCTGAGACTAACTCAATACTAACGGAAATAATTTTAACAACCAACTAGAAACTATGAAAAACCTACATGACTTCGTGGACTCCATCATCGAGAATGGTGGAGCCACATTCAATCTATCAAATGGTACATCACCAACAACTGGATATGCGGTCAGTCTTAAGGGAGGCTCCAAGACACCAATAGACGAGACCCGAGAATCGATCGAGCAGACAATCAAGGAATTCATATCTATACACGGGCTCGAACTATCTATGCCTGAGAACAATATAGGCGGTTGGGTAGACGATGGGTGGCTGTACCTCGACGTATCAATTGTTCTGCCCAACCTAGTGGACGCAATCTTGATGGGCAGGATTAACAATCAGAAGGCCATCTTCAACATTGACAACGGCCACACCATAGACCTATGATTGTGAGTGTTGAAATCAAAACAGCTAAAAACCTATCAATCAATCGTTTAACTATTTTTAGTGTTGACTCGTGTTGATTTAGTGTTGATTTTTTTTTCTGAAAGCCTTACTACCATTGACTTTGTGTCGAAATGTTGATTTTGAAGACAAAACTAGCGTGAAATTAAAATACTTACAGTATATAGTTCACTATATACTATATATATATAATTTATTTTTTTTTTCTCTATAGAAGGGTAAAAATTAACATTCTAACACAAACCTAGCAGTACCAAGGGATACAGAATTTCAAATCAACATAAAATCAACATAAACCAACACTAATCACTAAAAACCAACACTAAATGAAACAAACCGCAGTAGAATGGCTATTCAGCCAATTAATGAAAGATGAACAAATGACTTCAAATGAAATAATGAATGTATACGGCTCCGCCTTAATAATGGAGGAGGAGCAGATAATGAGTAAATTTAATATAACCCATAAAAATATGAAAGCAAAAATCAATCCTATCCTCCGATTTGTTGAGCTGACTTACGGAGTTGAGACCAAGACCATTCAGTTTGATGACCTAGACGAGTGGTACACCATCGAGTTTGCCGAGGGCAAGTTTGACGTGCACTTCGACTACATGCAGAAGCACGAGTTTAAGAACGAGAAGGAGTGGCTAAACTACATCATACAGGCATACCCGTACAACAATGACGTTGACTACGAGTACCAGGTTATTGATCACATAGAGCTAGAGCTATGAATACCTACCACATATGCTTCGAGATATCGAGGGGTCTATGTTCGGGAGTGAACGTAGACGCAAGGAATTATTCCGATGCCTTAAAAAAGTTTGGAGACAGCGGTAACATTATATACATTTGCAAGTTATGAGAAGATTCCTATTGTACACGATGGTGTGGATAAGCCAAAACTTGTCCATACCTTTTTGGATGGTGGGTCACGTGCACCTGTCGATGAATGTGTACGCTGACATCCACGAGATACTAATGTCATGCGGTATGAACATCATTGTGGCGATAGGATTTTTTATTGACTATAAAAAAACGATATGACAGAAGAAACAACAACAGACGATGCGATTGACTATTGTTATGAGCACGTGATTCGTTTTATAAAGGATATGAACGACATGGGAATTGATGGAGCAGAACAATTTCACGGGCTAATTGATTTATTAGAGAGCGGAAAAATTTCTCCAATAGACCTAAAAGATTATGGTATGAACTATTAAACTAGAAACAAATGGAAAAAGAACAAATGACAGCAATTATCCTTGACTACATGCTAGAGCTAAAGGATGAGTACGAGGAGATGGTATCTGAATTTGGATACAAAGACCCGAGCACTCAGAGACTACAAACTAAGTACATAACATTACTAACACTAATCGAGAAACTAAAACTAGAGCAATGAGACAAAAAAAAATAGACATAGCGATCATGCACTGCTACCGACAGCTGTACGCATACTCGACACCGCCAGCATCGTTTGACGAGCTATTCAATAATGCAGAGACCAACGAGATGGGTCAGAAGGTTATACCATACATGGACTACGAGATAGATGAGAAGGTATTCGATGAGATAGTAGATGACACGATTAAGATTTACAAGATAAAAGAGAGGGGCTTCCGCCCTAGCATACTCCTTGGGTGCAGTCCAAGGTTCACTAAAACTTAAGACATGACAAATTTTTTAATATCGTTGGCAGTCTTCACGCTATCGTGCTGGCTATCAATACGACTTGTAAGGCACAGGTTGATAGGGGGATCCTTAATTATAATAGCTATGGGTTCGTCTATATTCCTTGTGTACTATATGATTATTGCATTTGGAGAATTAGTAATTTAACTTAAATTAAATATAAAATGAGAACACTTAAAACAACGATGCTATTCATAGGAATATCGGTAGCATCATTCGCACAAAACTTCGTGGGTTTAGACTCGGTGCGATTAGATAACGGGGACGATGTATTCTCCTCAATATTGAAGACAAAAAACGAGGCTATTCATACAATCATGCGTGTGTTAGACGCTAATGATCGAGACACAAATTTTACTGTTATAGATAAAAAGTCTGATGTTTTAATAGTATCACATTGGCCTGACTATAAAGATAGAAATCGTGTATATGTTTTATTTTGTAACAAAATACAAAATGGATATTATAGAGTAGTTGTTAAACACCAAGGGAATGTGTACACTGAATTATTTTTTTTTAATAAATATCTATATATATATGAACCAGAATAAATCATGGAACGACCTGACATCGGAAGATAAGATCTACCGAACGGGATACAGCTCGTGGTACATAGACCACGGAGTAAAGATAGAGTTGTTTGACTCTGACAATCGCATTGAGATTATGAACACGATGACATCTAACGACAAGTACGAAAAGATAGATGAATTTCAGATGCTTGTATTCGAGAACAACGGCTGGCTGGCAGGTTGCTACAACCTAAACGTAGACGTTTGCGACAGAAAGATTAAGAAGGTAGAGTCATTGATACGCTACGCCGAGATGGACTCTGACCTGTACAACATTAACGAGCTCACGGAACGAAAACAGAAATTGTTAATAAAAAAAGATAGATATTCATTGCTGTTAAGCGAAATTTTATAATCTTTGTAACCCCCTAATTAAATAAATATATATGGCACACTGGAGAAATCTAATGAAAGACAACAAGTACCTAGGCTCGTGGGACTTGGAGGTAAATGGAAAATACGAGCCAAAGGTTGTAACAATCGAACGGATATACCAAGACGTATTTGTCGGAGAGATGGGCAAGGAGGACAAGGTCTTCGTGAAGCTAAAAGAATTTGACAAGCCAATGATATGCAACAGGTCAAACTTCAAGCGACTAGAGACATTCTTCAGCTCATTCAACGCAGAAGACTACGTAGGCAAGCAGATTGTAATGATGACAGAGAAGGTCAAGAGCCCTCAAGGATTGGTTGATGCGCTACGATTTAGCGTCCGACCTTTACCAAAGAAGGAGCTACCTACACTAACAGCTGACCAGATGACAAAGGCCATCGAGGCTCTGGAGTCTGGCAGAACGACCATTGACAAGATCAAGAAGGCGTACACTATTACTAACGAACAAATGGAGATACTAAATGAAATTAAGAATTAGATCATCGTCATGCGCACCATTGTTCTTGGGCGACGACGGACTTACAGACATCCAGCTGGCAAAGCTAAGTGAACTAAAGTCTAAGATAAAGTTAACAGATAAGCAGGCAATTGAGCGTGACAAGCTGGAGCTAAAGAAGGACTCGGTAGAGCTAAGCACAGGAGCCAAGGGACTGATCGAGGACATTATTGATCAGCAGGTGTACATGTACGAGGAGAACTTCTCCAACTCAAAGACACAGAAGGGATGGGACGTGGAGGCAGAGTCGTGCGAGATATATAATCGTATCTTCTTTACGAGCTACCACAAGCAGGAGGCGTTTGACAATTTCTACGAGCTTGAGCACGGCATATCTGGTGGTCACCCAGACATTGTTGATATTGAGAATAGAAAGGTGATCGACTTGAAGTCGTCATGGTCAAAGAAGACGTTTCCCAAAACGGTGAAGAAGGCATACGATAGTGGCTATGAGTGGCAAGTAAAACACTACCTATACATGCTGACTAAGATGACTGGAGATGACTGGTCTGATGGTGAGGTTGCATTTATTTTGACAACCACTCCAGAGGCGTTAAAGCCAGAGTACGAGCATGATAGCCTTCACTACATGGAGGACCTAAACGATGAACTGAGGGCTACAATAGTACCTGTAAAGCTTACGAGCGATGATATTGTCAAGATGGACAAACGGCTAGCTGCTGCCGAGAAGTATGCAAATGAGTATTATAATTTACTAAAATCAAAAAACACATGAGTGATTTTAAAATGAGGGGGGTGATTAAGGTGATCAATGACACGGTTCAGATCACGGACAAGTTCCAAAAGCGAGAGTTCGTATTGAACGAGCCTGACGAGAAGTATCCACAAGATATTTCATTTCAGCTGACGCAGAACAACTGCGAAAAGTTAGATCAGATCGCTGAGGGTCAAGAGGTCGAGGTATGCTTTCGTATCAGAGGACGTGAGTACCAAGGCAAGTACTTCAACAACTTAGAGGCATGGAGGGTAGATGCGATAGAGGGGGCTAAGATGCCAGATCCAGCTATTGCTGTAGGTGATGCAAACGACACTGACGCAGACTTACCCTTTTAATTATGTTGTTGTTTTATTATTTATTTTCATCCTTATTTATGTTTGGCGTGCTACATGATCCACTAACAAATAGGATTGGGAAGTTCGTCATCATATTATGGTGCGTGCTTCTAGGCTGGCTATCTATGCCAGTATTCATCGGTCATTGGTTAGATAGTATGATGAAAAAGAAATAGGTTGATAAGTCGGGATGTGAGATGGTCACATGGTCATGGGTTCGAGTCCTATCCCGACTTCACTTCATAGGTACAGTTAGGGTTCTGTGGTTAACCAACCATTTTTGGAAAAACTCTGGGTAGGCAGTTATGGATGGCCTACCCTCTTTTTTAAGTAATCAATTTAATTTTAATGTATATGTGGTATTCAAACTCAACACAAGGTCAGGTTGACACTATAGTCGACTCTGTAATTTTTCGATTCAAAGAAAGATCGATCAAGGGGATTAAGAAGTATAACAACACTATGGACAGAGATGATTTGTCTGTCACTGAGTGGATAGACCACGCCATAGAGGAGCAGATGGACAACATACTATACCTAACCAAGCTAAAAAAAGAACTAAGCAAATGATAACTTACTTCAGAAGTATAAACGACACCTCTGAGCCGTTCTACAAGGATGTCTCAATGGCAATCGATAGAATAAGAAATGGTGCCTCAAAGGACAAGGTGATGGATGTAAGGAACTCATCTAACAAGGACGAGAGGAACGAAAAGAAGAAGAAATTACCAGCGATATGTTTCTCTGGTACATTCAGCAGGCGATCAGACAATGCGATTATAGAGCACAGCGGATTTATATGCATAGACTTTGACGGATTTAAAAATGAGCAGGACCTGTACAACAAGAGGGAGATGCTAATGGAGGATAAGTACAGCTACTGTGTGTTCACGTCACCATCTGGTGATGGACTAAAGGTCTTGGTTAGCATACCAAAGGACCCGATGAACCACAAGAAGTATTTCTCTGCACTTAAAAAGTATTATGATTGTGACGAGTTCGACGTCAGCTGTAAAAATATTTCACGTGTGTGCTACGAGTCATATGACGAGAACATCTACGTAAATGAGCTGTCGTCTACGTGGACAGAGATGGACTCTGACTCGTCAGACGTTGCATACGTAAGGCCAAAGATCGTTATAAACGACACAAACGAGATAACAAGGAGGCTCACCATATGGTGGAACAAGAGCTACGGCATGGTCAAGGGACAGAGAAACAACAACCTGTTCATCCTAGCGTCAGCATTAAATGAGTTTGGTATACCACAAGAGGAGGCCAAGTCTGTGTTGATGTCTTATGACGATGGGGACATGGAGAAGGAGATAGGCACGATCGTGTGGTCAGCGTATAGAAACATTGCATCACATGGGACTAAGTTCTACGAGGACATAGACAAGACAACCAACATAAAGAACGACCTTAAGAAGGGTGTACCAGAGAAGGAGGTCAAGGCCAATCATAGCGTAGACGTTATTGACTACCTGATCGAGACAGCTGACAGCAATACATTTTGGACCAAGACAAGCAAGGGCAAGATTGATCTGGTTCCTCACCTGTTTAGGGAGTACCTGAGAATCAATGGGTTCTACAAGTACTACCCAGCTGAGTCTAACAACTTTGTATTTGTTAGGGTGGTTAACAACACCATATCTGACGTAAACGAGGAGGTGATAAAGGACTTTGTTCTTGAGTACCTGCTTGGAATTGACGACATGTCTGTGTACAACTTCTTTGCTATTAACACTAAGTTCTTTCAAGAGACGTTCTTAAACTATGTGTCAAAGGTAGAGCCAATGTTCATGGTAGACACGATAGACGATTCGTATATATACTATAACAACTGTGCCGTAAAGGTCACCAAGGACGATGTGGAGATAATAGACTACAGGGAGCTGAACGGATACGTGTGGGAAAAGCAGAAGATCGGTCGTAACTTCATAAAATCGCCAAGCGATATATGTGAGTTCAATACCTTCATCAAGAACATATCTGGTGGTAGTGCTGAGAGGATGAGGTCGATGGAGTCTACGCTTGGATACCTGATGCACAGCCACAAGCCAGCTAGCTATTGTCCTGCTGTGATACTTAATGACGAGGTCATCAGTGACAACCCAGAGGGTGGCACGGGCAAGGGGATATTTGTAAAATCTATCAGCCACATGAAGAAGATGGTTATAATAGATGGCAAGGGGTTTAGCTTCCAGAAGTCTTTCCCATACCAAAGGGTACAGGTAGACACTCAGACATTAGTATTCGATGACGTTAGTAAAAACTTTGACTTCGAGAGGTTGTTCAGTATAATTACAGAGGGCATAACCCTAGAGAAGAAGAACAAGGACGAGATACACATCCCATTTGAGGACGCACCAAAGATTGTCATAACGACAAACTATGCGATCAAGGGTGCAGGCAACTCGTTCGAGAGGCGTAAGTGGGACCTAGAGTTCAAGCAGTACTACAACAAATCATTTACTCCTGAGAGTGAGTTTGGTCACATGCTGTTCTCTGGATGGAGCAAGGTTGAGTGGACTAAGTTTGACAACTACATGATACAGAACATACAGACATATTTGTCTAGTGGACTGATAAAGAGTCAGTTCATGAACCTAAAGACACGCAAGTTTATCGCTGAGACCAGCACTGACTTTTGGGAATGGGTAACGGCTGATGACAATGTAGACACAAGGCTTGGTTCGATAACGATAGGTCAGAACATATATAATAATTTTGTTAGTGAGTACCCTGACTACGGCAACTATGGACGATACAAGATATCCCACAACAAGTTCTACAAGTGGCTCGACTCATATGGTAACTTTAAGTTTGGAGAAAAGCCAAGGATATTTAGAAATGCAATGGGAAAGATGGTAGAGTTCATCGCCAAGAAAGATGTGAACACAGAACTAAACTTTTAAGCAGATGGAACTAAGACCTTATCAGGTAGATATATCAAGAAGGGGGGCAGACATCATAGACAGGCACAACATACTATGCCTAGCGATGGAGGTTAGGCTTGGGAAGACCTACACATCCATGGAGGTGTGTAGGCTATCTGGAGCAAAGAACGTGCTGTTCTTGACAAAAAAGAAGGCTATATCATCCATACAGTCTGACTACGACACCATGCGACCACCATTTGAGATTACCATTACCAACTACGAGAGCATACACAAGATCAAGCAAACTCATTACGACTTCATAATATGCGATGAGTCACACACCATGTCTGCGTTCCCTAAGCCAAGCTTAAGGGCGAAACAGGTTAAGCACTTGGTAGGTTTAAACAATGGTTGCAGGTTGATACTAATGACAGGCACACTGACACCAGAGTCTTACTCTCAGATATACCATCAGTTCTACGTTCATCCGATGAACCCATTTAGGCATTACATTAACTTCTATAGGTGGGCAGATGACTACGTGCATAAGTTCCAGAGGAAGATCAACGGGCTTATGATAAATGAGTACTCAAAGGGCAACGAGACAAAGATAATGGGAGCCATATCTAGCTACGTCATATCGTACACTCAAAAGGAGGCTGGATTCAGCACCGACATTGACGAGGAGGTATTGTACGTGGAGATGAGCGACAAGACAAAGATGATTGTGAAGAGACTGGAACGTGACTTGGTTGTCGATGGATCAGACGAGGTGATACTTGGCGACACCCCAGTAAAGTTGATGCAGAAGTTACACCAGCTATGGAGTGGCACCGTAAAGTTTGAGAGTGAGAACAGGATGGTTATAGACTACTCCAAGGCTGAGTTCATAAGAGACAGATTCTCAGGCACTAAGATCGGCATCTTCTACAAGTTTAAGGCTGAGCTAGATGCACTAATGGAAACGTTTGGTCCAGACAATCTAACGTCAGACCTAGATGAATTTAATGCAACGGACAAGTCGATAGCTCTACAGATAGTATCTGGTCGTGAGGGTATAAGCCTTAAGAATGCTAAGTACTTGGTGTTCTATAACATAGACTTTAGCGCAGTGTCTTACTGGCAGGCTAGGGATCGGATGACAACAATTGATCGGATGTACAACAAGGTGTACTGGATCTTTTCGAGGGGTGGGATAGAGGACAAGATATATAGTGCTGTCAAAAGCAAGAAGAACTATACCTTGAATATATTTAAGAAAGACTATACTAAACTTTAAAATTAATTAAATGAACTTACAAGACTTAACAATTGAGAAAAACAAAGCAGAGCTATACTATGAGATTGACAATATTGAGTTTCATCTTGAGATTGGCTGGCACTTCGAACACTTTAATAAAGAGACAAACGAGTGTAAAATACATGTATACTTAGAAAACGGGTACCAGTGGGTCAATGGATTTCAGCATCCCTACTTTTCAAGTATTGAAGAGATTAAAGAAATAAAAAAAGCTATCGAGGAGGTTGTGTTTGAAGACCCGTTAAATTTCATTACTGACGATTGGATTCAAATAGAAAAAGATTTTTATAGTGAAAGAATAAATATAAACGAACAATAATTAAGTATAGCTAGCCAAAACTACAAATTTTAACCACTTTTGGCGAAGTATAGCATAACAAATTGATAAAGTATAAGGGGTAAAAATTGCCCCATTACTTAAATAGAAATGATAAAATTTGGTGCAAATTAAGTAAAATGAGCGCAAAGCATGAAATTTAAGTATTAATCACGATAATTAACTAAAAATAATATGAGACAGATAGTATATAACTCAGTAAAATGCCTTGAGTGTAATAAGGTATTAGTAAGTAGACACAGGCACGACTATGTAACATGTGGATGCCCCAATGATGCTATGGCAGATGGTGGCAATGAGTATGAAAGATATGGTGCAATGGGCATGGATAAGATTGAAACTTACTATGTCTATGCAGATGATGATTTTGAGATAGTCAGAAAGTATGCAGCAAGAGGCAGCAGAGGTAAGGATGGCAAACAACCACTTACGTGGATACCCATAGCTGATATGGATGATGACTACCTACAGGCAGTAATTGACTATGGTGGTGATGGATGGCACATGGAATTAATTAATAAAGAAATTAAATATAGAAAAGATGATAAACGATCCGATGGTGCAGTTGTTAATAAAGACCTTTGACCTAGAGGTACCAACTAAGTTAGTAATACAGATATCAAGGTATGCATTTGAAGACGGGTGCATTAAAATAAAAGAGGCAAAGGTGTTGGATAGTAATATGAATTTTGTTAGATTTGCTGACTTAAGTAAGCTTACTAATCACTTAGACAAGCACTATTGCATATTCAATGACCGAGCAACAGATACAGGCAAAGATAATAAAGAAGCTGGAGGCTGATGGCTATTATGTTATAAAGCTATCAATGACAAACAAGCCAGGGATACCTGATCTAATAGCGATACCAAAGAACTCTGACGTTGAGTTCATAGAGGTAAAGCGTGACGGCAAGAAGCCAAGACCACTACAAATTTATAGAATTAAAGAACTTCATAATCATGGAATCAAGGCGTATATACAAGATGGGAACGGTAAAAGAGAAGTTGATACTTGACAAGTACCATGAAATAAAAGAACTTATCATGCTAGGACATAGCATGCGAAAAATTGCAAAGAAGTTAGGTATAAGTTTTATGTCAATACATGCATTCTTTTCCCTAAAGAAAAGCGTTGCTATTTTAGGACATAAAGATCAGGCATACTTTACCGAAGAAGAAATGTTAACAGAAAAAAACTATTCATTTAAAAATTTAAGCAATGACGAAAAAAAAATCTATAAGCAACGAGAAGAAGCTGGCCTGCTTGGTAGCTATTTTACCAGTAATGATGGACTTCATGGAGGATGTTAAGGATGAGTATCCTCACCTGTACAACAGGCAGGTAAAGAAATCTGGCAATGACTTTATTGCAGAGGTAGACAAGATGGGATACTCACTAAACAAAAGAGTTATTAATGAATCAGATGAAGATTTAATGGAATTCTACACACAGGTCGTTAATATGGGCACTATATTTAGGCAATGGTTACTAGACCTTTAAGAGCTGTATACTGTGCAGATATTAGTGTCACATTGTTACCAATATCTAAGTCAAGCAAGCTATCTAGAGTACACAGAACTGTTGAAAAACAACCAATAACCTTAGACAATAACTTAAATCCAATATTTATTAGTACCATAGAAGATGTAGCAAGAGTAAATGATATACACAAATACACAATGACATATGAAATAAAAAATATATTTTTTTTATCAAATGTGTCTTATAAGTATTAATTTATATTTATATTTGCTAATCTTTATATTAAATAATAAATATATGAGTATAGTAAATTATGTAAATAGTACGATGTCAGAGATCAATGAACTCACTGATAATATTTACGAAGCTCTTATGGATGAAAATGATGATGAATTAAAATCAAATATTTTAAATTTAATTAAAGTCCTAAAGGACCTCCAAAAAACACATGAAAACTACTTATTATGACAGAGCTATTGAATTATTTAATGGCGGTCAAAAAAACAAGACAGAGATATCTAAGTTGATATCAAAAGAATTCAGAATTGAACATAACGATACCCTAAGAAAAGGCATTTCTACTTACATTAAAAACAGAGCCTTATATGCTGAATGTAATGAGGTCGGTATTGATCCAGCGACAGTAAATTATTATTGGTACAAGGGTAAGCAGTTCTCAATAAACGCATCCAACAAGGTAGACCTTGATCAATTTCAAAGTGAATTAATTGAAGAGGTAAAGACTTGGGCACCTAACTATAAAAAAATAAAGAGGGAGAAGATTAAGGACGGTCACTGCCTAGTGTTTGATCCAGCTGACATACACATAGGTAAGCTATGCTCGTCTTTTGAGACTGGTGAGGACTACAACTCTCAGATAGCAGTTCAGAGGGTTAAGGAGGGACTACAGGGCATACTAAATAAGTCTAGTGGATTTAATATAGACAAGATAATATTCATCACTGGAAACGACATACTACACATTGACAATCCAAAGAGAGGTACCACATCAGGCACTCCACAGGACACTGACGGCATGTGGTACGAGAACTTTGTAACAGCAAAGAAGTTACTTGTAGAGATAATTGAGACACTGTCTGCTATTGCAGACGTTGAGGTCGTGTATAACCCAAGCAACCATGACTTCATGTCTGGTTTCATGCTACTACAATGCGTTGAGGCTTGGTTCATTAAATCAAAAAATGTCACATTTAATAATGACATGAGACACAGAAAGTACTCTGTGTATGGTGAGAACCTAATCGGATCAACCCACATGGATGGTGCTAAGATTGCCAACCTTCCACTGCTTATGGCGCATGAGTCTGGTTCGTCATGGCACGAGTGCAGGCACAGATATATTTATGGGCACCATGTTCACCACAAGAGCTCGAAAGATTTCATGTCTGTAAATGTTGAAACTTTGCGTAGCCCCTCTGGCACTGATAGTTGGCACCACCGTAACGGGTATCAGCATTCACCACAGGCGGTCGAGGCATTCATACACCACAAGGAGCACGGCCAGGTGGCCAGACTCACGCACCTATTTTAATCAAAATCATAATTAATGCCAAGATTTGTGACAAAATTTTACGGTATAATCGGACGATTACCGTTTATTTGCATGAATTTTTCCAGAATAAGGTTGGTAAAAAGGTTGGTAAAAAGGTTGGTTATAGCCATCATAATAGCCATAATGATGGCATAATGTATAATATAGCTAACATATTGGCTACTTTTTGTAAACTATATTTTGCCTTAACAGTTCCATTTTTTTAATGCAAGAGTCTTTCTTGTAGGTTCACCATTTGGTTTTTTAGCAGGGCCTGGCATGCCAGACATTCTAGCGCAAAAGCTTTTTCTTCTTTTTTCGTCCTTGCTCCCTGGTTTAATTTTAGATGGAGGAGTAGTTACTGCCATCTTAAGTTTGCTTCCAGGGTTGTCTGCTCTATAACTCGCCACGCCTTTAGCGTTTAATCCACCTGACTTAGATTTACCAGCACTGCGTGTCCACGCAGCAGTCTTCATTTTTTTTTGTTCAGCCATTGTCTTTATTTTCATTAAACTCTGTAATATAACTATAATCAGTTTCATATTGGTTATCATTCTCTACTGAGTATATGTTCATGTCAATTTTATATCCTGGGTTCTTGTCTATTCTATTAAAAGTCCATGACTTGTCTGCCCAAATTATTCTATTATTAGGATAGATAAAGTAATTACCATTATCCATTTTAAATACGTGACCACATTTATGCTCAGGTGTTTCAGAAAAGTTAGTGTCTAACATGTTTCTATTTTCATGTGACCAATCAAGGGTAAACATATATGTACCCTGCCTCTTAACTTTTGTTATAGAAATTAAATCTGCACGTAATCCAAACATTCTTTCTCTTACCTGCACGTCTATATAAGAAGAAAAACAATCCCAATACACATGCTCTGTAAGTGGCAAAATCTCAGCGTCTTTTTTCCAACAAAATGCGTTTATAGGTCTTCTCGTCCAGTTAACTCCATTCTCTAAAAATGCTTCAAATAATGGCACCCTCTTTTGTATAGATGCAACTGAATGCACGTCAGCTAAAGTATGCTCACCGTGACCCTGTTCATTATTAAATAAGAATTCATTTCTTATAAAACAAGTTATAGTAGGAATGTTTGAATTTAAATATGCCATATCTACAAAGATACAGTATATTTTTTTTGTTAGTAATTTTAAAAAAAGGTACATTTGTGTATGGAAAATATAACACTAGAGGCAATGTGTGCCGTAGTCGAGGACTACATATATAAAAAGAAGAACGTAAGAGTTCGTATTGAGATCTCTTACCATCCATTCTTTATACAGCGTCAAGTTGACATGGTGCACTGGTGCTATAACTTTGCCCTCATGGACTTAGATATCTGATCTGCTGTCTTTCCTGCCTTTATTTCAAGCAATGTACTACTATTAACCTCTCCCATTATATTTAATAGCTTAACATACTCTCTACCTTGATCTAATGTTAATCCACCTCCTCTGTTTACCCAGTCAATATCTTTAGATATATAGTCATACTTCTTGTCAGACTTAATCATTCCCATCTCAAATGGAGAAGGCTCACGTTTAAACTCTTTCTTAAAGTCTTCATACTTTTCATATTCTGACTCAGACATGGCATTCTTTTTAATCATACTAACAACCTTTGTAACCATTTGGTCTGACTCTTTTGGAAGTATACCCATCGCAAATAGCGTAGAGAAGTAAAGAGTATTCTTCATTAAGTCTTGCTCTACAGGTCTAATCCTCTTTATGGTTATGTTTCCCTTGTAGTCATCCTCAAATTCTCCAGTAGTAGCTAGGCTATAGTCATCGTATATTTTCTTATATAGATCTGATGCGATTGATATCATACCTAATCCATAATTATCATCATACTTGCTTCCAACCTGATACAAACTTTTATTCTTTGTTTCTTGTCTGAACTTTTCTTCCTGTCTCTCTGTCATTGGATCTTGATCCTTTAACGATCTTATTTCGTTTTCTTGTTTAACTAGTTCATCTAGTTCAGCTTCAGTGTCTCCAGTAGTAAGAGATAGTAAATAGTCAGTAGACATTGTAACATATCTATCTGTCATTTGAATAGGAGAAAACATATCATTTATCATTGACTTAACAGGGAACTTTGTCGAACTTTCAAGCCATTTCTTGTCGTTCTCCTTGTCGTCATCGTCATCATCACCAATAAGTCCCGAAACTATTGCAGCAGCAGCCTTATAGAAACCATAACCAATACCAATAGATATTGCCCTATACGCAACCATCTCCGCTAATGTAGCAGCAGCTGATTTTCTTGCAATTTTTCGATCTTCAGTACTAGTTGTCTTGGAGAATATACTTATTATATCTGAATTTAACCTAGCCTTTTGATTTAATCCAAAAGAAGCAAATGGGAATAATATTTTTTTAGCCATTCTCTTCATACCGTCTTCAGCAGTTAAGAATTCTCCACCAAGCATTGGGTCTGATATATTTTGTTGTCTGTCAACCATAGCCTGAGCATAGTTTAATGCATCTTGATTTGGTTCATGATTAGCCCAGTCAATAGAACTCTCTCCCATGTATTGTAAGTAGTATGACTGGAATCCAGACCTTGCAATAAATACATCTGGCTTTGATAAGAACCACTTTACATACAGCTGTTGTTTTTCTTGAATCCACTTTAGTGAGTCCCTAACCTTGGTCCCTTTGGCTTCCATTCTTCTGTCCATAGACTCTATCGTAGATAGTGACTCAATACCTCTATTTGATATTGGCATACCAGTCTTGTTTAGCCACTCATTGAACTCAAAGCTAGACATGTTAAACTTTCCAGTATTTATAGCTGTGCTTATTGCGATAGGTATTGTTTGTTTTACTGACTGTAGTACGCCACCTAGTGCCTTACCAACACCAAGGCTAGCGGCAAAATTAAGAACAGCATCTACATCCTTATACAAATCTGTAGGAATAAATATTTTCCCCTTGGCTCTTCTTATGTATCTATTTGTTCTTTGTATTAGTACAGCTCTATCTTCAGATATAGGTATTAGCTTACTCAATAATTTTGAATTTAAGAATCCATCTACCTGTCTTATACCAGCTGCTGTATTTATATCTACCAGTGCACCCTTCAACGAGCTTGAGTTGTTTGTATCAAAATCAAGGCTTATGTACCTACCCTCTGGCATAACCTTTGGCCTGTTTGCTTGCATCAACACTCCTGTTTGACCCTTATCTGTCATGTGGTCCATGTTGATTAAGAATGATGAGTTTCTTTCTGTTAATGATTGATCAAATGATTCAGTCTTTATTGTCTTGTATCTGTCTGGGGTATAGTTAATATCACTACCTAGGTCATAGTTATATACAGACAAACTAACATCGTGAAGGTCTTGATAGTGTTTGGACCACTGGTCAACCCACCAGTCAACGGCATCTCTATTTTCCTTTGATGCCCTTGAGTCGATCACGTTTATATCTCCAGAACTTACATCTAACTTATCAAATACCTTTTGATAAATTTCTGCCATAGCTTTTTGTGTTTCATCTCCATCATTCATTAGGGTAGCAATACTTTCCTCTATCATCTTAATTCTTCTGCTTGTTTCTGCCTTCATTTCTTCTAATGAACCAGTAACATTTCTTTTTAAGAATGACAGCATGCCCCTTTCGTATATATTTTCAGGGTTATGGAATGTCTTACTATTCTTTATAAACTTTTCGTAGTACTCATTTATTATCTTATTGTGTAGATAGTTCGCCTTATTAACACCGTTAATAACAAGATCAAGTCCCATGGACCTCATCACACTTATCCCACTTTTAACTCCACTAAACATCCTCTCCATCATTAGTGGAAGAGGTGTGAACTCAGTTGCAAAATACCTGCCTATTTTTTTACTAAAGTAAAGCCTTAATGCTCTAGCAACCTTACCAGACTTTATCTCTTGTTTAAGGCCAACTTGCCCCTTGTATGCAGACAACGCTCCCTCTAGCTTGCTAGTGATTCCGTTATTGACAAAGTTATCCATTGCCTCGACAGCAAATATAGCATCTCTAATAGACATCTCTGACATGTCAACATCCAATAAATCTGATATTATAGCTCTATCTTTAACTGTTATAGCTACCTGTTCTCCAGTTAGTGGATTTTGATTAGTCTTTATAATTTCTGTAACTATTGATGCCAGTGATTCAAATCTTTTTGACAGATAAGATCTAATGTATCTCTCCTTTTCTTGGCTATCCATCTTATACTCTGGATCCTTGATCGCATTTAAAATCTCTTGTATCTCTTTTATTGTCATATTACCAGATATAACACCAGATTGTAATAGGTCATTATTAATAGCCAACAGCTCAGCCTTTAGTTGCTGCTCTTGTTTTTCAAGTGCATCCTTTGAAAAGTTTGATACCGCCTCTATGTTTGCAGATTCTTTAAGTACCACGTCTAGTCCTTTTATCTTTGACGGAGCTACTGCGTTCTTAACTATCTCAGCCATAGCTATATAGTCATCTATATTTTCAACCATAGATGGGTCTATCTTTGCAAACTCATTGGCCATTCCTACAACCTGTGCCTGATTGTCTGACTTTAATAATTTTTTGATAGCTCTTCTGTAAGAGAATGCATTGTCTAATCTTTCTTGATAGTCTGCCCTCTCAAATACCTTGGCTGCGTAGTCGATAAGTCTGTCAACCATAACTGGGTTGTCAAGGTTTACTTGACTAACTCTCTTGATGATTGTGGACGCTTGGCTAACCTTTAATTTTCCAAGCTTGACCATCCCCTTGATGGCATCAGACAATGACTTTCTTTTTGAGTTAAGGTCAGCCTTAGCCTCTCTGGCTGCCTTGGCCTCTAGTCTTAGTTGATCTTTAAATGCAGCCGCCTCGTTAACTGTAACCATATTTGGTTTAGGTTTACCTAGTACCTTAGATACGGATGGTGCCTTCTTTAGTTTCTGTTTTTTAGATTCTTTAAAGTCTCTTACCTTCTGCTCTCTTTCTATATCTGTTGCCTCTTGATACCACTTTGACTTCTGTATGTATTCTAGTGCATTCTGAGTAGCTTTGGCCCAAGTTGTTCCACGGTCCATTGACTTCTTGAATACAACCTCAGACTCCTTGTCCATTCTTGTTTCTTGTGGAGTCTTCTGCTGTTTTATTTTGGATGGTGAACCTTCTTCAATCGCAAAACTAGGCAATATGCCTACCTTTTGATCAGCAAATTTCATTTCCTCGTACACCTCTTCAACCATCTGGTTGGCCTGATCTATTTTACCTTCCTTTCGTAGCTCTCTTGCCTTGTCTCTCTTTTTAAATACAGCGTCATTAACACCGCTAAAATTGACAAAACTATTTTGACCTCTGGTCTCAGATGTCATAGCTTTTTTAGCTTCTGGTGAATACATCTCAGAGTGAACCCTCCACGCATTTTCCTCTCCTATTGGCCCAAAACTATTTCCTAGTTTAGCATGACCAAAGAAATCATGTACAAATCTAAATACATCGTTTACTAATAATACCTTTCCATTAGCATCCTTTCTACCAGAATCTCTAAGCAATATATTTTCTTTTCTTTGTTTATCAGTTATCGCTTCATCACCAAATCCAGACTCTGTAGAGAATATATTCATTTTGCTATTATCTCTAAGATCCTTTATCATGTCATCAGAAGAAGAGTATGGCTCGTTATTATTTATCTCTACCTTGTATCCTTTTGATAATATAGCGTCATACTGATCTAACGTCTCCTTGGCCATTGCCTCATAAGCGGCTTTTACTTTTGGGTCGGTAGGATCATTTTTCATTTGATCGTAAGCGTCAGAAATTCTTTTAGATAGGCCTTCGTCTAGCTTTGTTATTTTTTCAACAGGAACGTATTCTTTTCCTATTGACTTCATGTACGACTCAGCGATATCACCTGCCTCTTTTAATGGCTCATTAAATAATTTATTTCCAGCAACAGGCTCTGACTTTATAGCTTTCTGCTGTTTTATTTTACCTATTTCATCTTGTTCAATAAAATCTAATTGACCAATATAGCTTAATGCCTCTTGTATTGGTAAATCTATTTTAGTTATATCAACAGGTAAATCATTCATTGAAGAGTAATACCATCTATGATGTCCGTCAATAATATAATTATCACTACTTACAATAACTTTTTTTGAATAA